TTTTCTGGTTCCGCCGGGGGGGGGGGGGGGGGGGGGGGGGGGGGGGGGGTCTTTCACGGTTACGGGTGCGGGCTCGACGTCGGCGCCGACCGCGGTGGCGATTGCCTCCACGGCCCGGGTGCCCCACCCGTTGGTCAGGGGCCGGGCATGTAGCGCGGCCTCCAGGGCGTCGATCAGGGCGGCGCGGGCTTCGGGCGTGCTGAGCGCTGCGGGCACCTCACGGAGCACCACGGCCGTCGTGGTGCGGTCGTGGTATGCCGTGTAGGGCTCCACGAACAGGCGGCGGAACACCCACTTGACGGGCGGCCAGGTGGCCAGCACGCCCAGCGCGCCGACCACGGCGGCCGCCACGACGATGACGCCCGCGACCGATTCCATGGCTCAGGCGTAGAGCAGGCTGTGCCAGGTGGCCTGGCCCGCGATGCTGTCGACCGTCAGGGGCGGGTGGTGGGTGCCCTGCCAGTGCCACACGACGTGGTTTGTGGCGGGCCCGAAGATGCCGTCGACGGCCACCGCGTAGCCCCGTTCCCGTAGCACGTGCTGCCATACGCGGACGTGGGGGCCCCGGTCGCCCATGCGGGCCTCACCGGGGTAGGGGCGGGGTGCGGGCTTCGGGAACCCGGCGGGCGCCGGCGTCGGCACCTGCGCCCCGAGCGCTGCGAAGAATGCTCGCAGGTCGGCGGCCGCCTGCCGCGCCTGGCTGGCCGTGCCCATGAACTCGAAATGCATCGGGTCGGGCGTCGAGGTCTTGTAGCTGCCACCCCACCGGAACCCGTGTGACGCCCACAGCTGCACGATGTCGTCGGGCAGGTTCGTGGTCAGGGGCCGCCGCTGCGGATTCTGCAGGCTGTTGATGTCCACCGCTGTGCCCCAGCTGTGATTGCTCGGGACGCTGGTGCCAGCGATGGCCCGGCAGGCGTAGCCCCACGTCTCGCCCACCACGATGTCGTAACCGAGCGCTTCGGTCAGGTCCATGAGGATGGCCACCAGGTCGGCCACGTCGGCGTGCAGCGCGATGCGCAGCCCGTCGGCTCGGGCCAGGGTGACGATGTGGGACCGGTCGCAGTTGGGCCAGCCGGGGCCGAATGAACCGTCAGCCATCGTCGCCGGCCTCGCTGTCGTCGTCGCTGCCGGTGCAGTCGCCGAACAGGTTGCCGGGGGGTGCGGTGTCGCTGTCGGGGTCGAACGGCTCGACCGTCCAGCGGGGCTCGTCGCTCATGTTCCGACGCTACGACGGGCCTGTCACGGCCCTAGTCACGCAGGTGAGAGCTGCCACGACACCCACCACTGTTTCCCGCCGTCGGTCCACTGGTGGCCGATTGCCTCTATGAAGAACTCGCCGGCCACGCCCATGCCTGCGAGCCCGTCGGCCTGCAGCGCGATCTTGTCATTGACCCGGCGCCGCTTCGCCTGGTTGCGGTAGGCGGCGTTCTCACTGGCCGGGAACGTCAGCGTGAAGATCGGCCGCTCACCCCGGTGGTTGAGCAGCACCGTTGCGGCGTAGGCGCGGGCGTCGGCCTCGCTGGCGAACAGCCGCGCCGGGTTCTCGTGCGTCAGGATCGTGTCTAAGTCATCCTGGCTGGCCACGTCATCGACCTGCACCACGACCCCGCCCGACGCCGGCGGCGGGTTCCCGCTGAACCCCCGTATGGCTATCTCCGTCACCTCCACGCCCTCAAAGCCCCCGAACGCGCTAGCGCCGCTCTGCCATGGCGACGGTGACTCGACCTGCACGCAGGCGTCACGGGTGGCGCGCTGCAGGGCCACGTCGCTGCCCGCTTTGGCGGGCCCGAGCACGGCCGACTGTGCGGTGTTCCCGTAGCCGTCGGGCGCCACCTGGTCGCTAAAGGTCGTGGATACCGAACCGAGCGCGAAGAACCCGGCCCGCAGGGCCAGGAACAGCGACGGGGCCGGGCCCCACGGGGGGAACAGCACGGGCGGCCGGTTCACGCCAGCGCGGGCGTCCAGGAACGTGTTTGGCTGGCCCACGCCGGCGGGCTCGGCCACGACCACGCCCTGGTCGATGTCGCCAAACCAGTTCTTGACCAGAAACACGTTGTTGACCCATGCGCCGCCCGTGCTGGTGTCGTCGTAGAACGTGACGGTGGCGCCGAGGTCGCCGGCCTCGATCACCTTGCCGTAGATGCGCAGCCGGCCCGCGAAGTCTTTGGCGTCCCGAAAGTTCTTCCAGCCGATCGGGGTTAGCCACTCCTGTCCCGACGCGGCCACCGTGGACGCGATAGCCACGATCAGCAGGTCACCGACCACGGCGCCGTTGGCCGCGTTCGGCAGCCCGAAGGTGACGTTCGTGTCGACCCCGCCCGCGGTGTTCGCTGACGTGCCAAACACGGCGTGCAGCCCGGCCAGGCCCGGTGACAGCCCGGCCTCCACCCGGTTGAACAGCTCGCGGCGCCAGTCCCCGAGCTCCAGGCCGCTGTAGCCGAACTGTGCGCCGGGCCCGTCCCCGAACGTGGCCACCGGGGCCACGCCCACCCGGTCGCCGCGGCCAGCGAACCCTAGGCGGCCCTCCTGCGTTTCGTAGAGGAACCCAAGCTCTGTTTCCTCAAACAGCCGGGCGATGTCCAGGGCTTTGCCGGCGGGCAGGCCGACGGGCCCCGTGGTGACGGTGCCCGCGGCGATGGGGCCGGGCGGGTGCAACATGCCGGCGGCCGACAGGGTGGCGCCCACCAGCAGGCCGGTGGTCATGCCGTTGTGGCCGGGCGGGCCGGCGCCGACCGACGCCGGCGGGCTCACGTCCACTTTGGCCGCGTCCAGTAGCGGGCCCTCGGCCGTCACCGTCACCGTGGCCGGGCCGCCCGGAGTGTTGCGGGGCAGCACGCCGGTCACCTTGCCCGTGTACAGGATGCCCTCAGCGGGCCCGGCGCCGAGCCCTGACCACACGTGGAACTCATCGAACGACACGGGGTCCTGAATCAGCCAGGTTGAGCGGATCCCCACCAGGTGGCTGGCGCTGCTGTGCGCGCCGCTCGGGGCGTCAGCTACGGGCACACCCTCGAGGTAGGCCGTCACATGCGTGCCGGCCACCAGCACGCCGATGGTCACGTCGGCGCGGCTCTCCATGTTGACCGTGGCCGTTGTGGTAACGACCCCGGCCACGACGTCGGCCAGTATCAGCGAATTGCCGTCCAGGGTGAGCCGACCGAAGTTGGTGGCGTCGTCGTAGCGGTAGGTGATGCTGGCCGTGCTGCTGGCCGTGCGGTGCCGCACGCGGGCCTGCACGTAGTAGTCGGCCACCCCGACGTCGACGGTGGCGGTGGCGGTGGTCGTGGTCGTGGGCGCCGCCACCACGGCCAGGCCGCGGCCGGTGCTGTCCTGCTGGCGCACGAACCCGGGGCCCGCCTGCGTCCACGTGTGGCCCATTTCGTCGGCGCCCATGGCGCCCGAGCCACGGAACCGGTCGCGGGCCAACAGCACCGGGTCGGGGTCGGCGGCCTCGGCGGTACGCACCCGGATGCGACCCCCGTTGCGGATGCTGAACGGCGCCTGGTTGAGCGGGCTCGCCGCGTTGAACCGTGAGAACCGGCTGTCGGTGTTGTCGAGCTCTAGGCGCAGCTGGCCGGGCCCGGCTCGGCCCGTGAGCTGCGACGGGAAATCGCGGCCTGTCTGCGACTGGCCCGACATGAGGTAGGCCGTGACGTCTTCCTCTGGCTGGCTGAAATCGCCGTCGCCGTCTAGGTCCCATTCGACCACCAGGTCAGCGTCGGCGGCGGGGCTGCCGTGCACGAACGCGACGGTGGCGGTGCCGCCGAGCTCCAGGCCGCCGCGGCCGGTGACGGAGTGAACGACCACGGCTCTAGGTCTTGATCACGTAGTTGACCGTTTGGAACGGCGGGTTAGCCACGTCGCTGTTGCCGCCGAGCCGGGCTGCGATGGAATCCGTCGCCCCCGTGTTGTTCGTGACCAGCGACGCGCCGGCGTTGCGGGTCCAGTTCGACACCGCTTTCACTTCGCTGCTGAGCTGGTCGGTCGTGTCGTTCATGGCGATGCGGGCGTGCGACGTGGCGCTGTCCAGGGCGTGGGTGTGGTCGATCGACCCGCCCGTGCCGCCGAGGGTGGCCCCGGTGCCCGACGCCGCTTTGCCGAGCGGGAACCGCTGGCGCAGGTCGGGCAGGTTGAACGTGGTCGCGCCGTCGCCCACGCCGTAGGCGGTGCCGATCGCGGCGAACAGGTTGGCGAACGTGCTGCGCGATACGGCGCCGCCGTCGCACATGAGCCACCCGGTCGGGGCCGCGGCCCGGCCGGTCGGAACGATAAAGCCCACCTCCACGTCGTTGCCCTCCCGGTCATCGATCGCAATGCGCGGCGTGACGTCCACCCCGTCGTTCAGGAATTCGACCACCAGCGGGCCGTCGAAATGCTCGTAGCCGGCCAGGATTCCGCCGGTGACTTCCACCAGGTAGTAGCCCCGGATGGTTTGCGGGGTGCCGGTTGAGCTCCGCACGAAATGACGCACGGTGTTGAGCGCCACGGTCGGGTTGCCCTGCGTGTAGGTCCACCCGCTGTTCACGGTGATGGCCGCGTAGCCCGGGAACGTGGCTTCGGTGAACGCCGCCGAGGTCAGCAGGTCGCGGGCGTCGGGGGTGAGCGCGGTCACCGGATCGTTCGTGTAGAGCCGCAGCGTGTGCCCGCCCCCGAGTGCCACCAGGGACAGGTAGGCGGTGATGATGGACTGTTCACCGGCGTTCGGGATGACCAGGCTGCTCACAGCGCACCACCAGCGGCCAGGGCCCGGGGCACGTTGGCGAACTGTGTTTGCTGAAACCAGAAATCGGACGCCGCGGCCGGGGGGTCGGCGTAGCCGGCGGCGTAGGACAGCATGAGGTCATCGGGGGTGTCTAGGTGCGGGTGCCACCGGGGGATGTACGACCACGTTTGATCGTCACCGAAGCGGGGCCCGTCCAGGTCGACGTCGACGTCCACGGTGCCGACCGGGCGCCACGGGCCCATCGGCCATTCGGCCCGGTAGATGTGCAGCAGGGCGTTGAACGTGTCTTTGCCGGCGGCCAGGAACCCGTAGGGGCTAGAGCGCATCGTCCAGTCGACCAGGAACGCCGGCATGGCCCGCCCGGCGGTGTCGGCCATGGCCAGGTGCTTGACCCCGGGCTTGTTCGTCCACCCGTCGGCCGTCCAGCGCTCCCACCGGGCCGGGGTGGCCAGGTCGGCTCGGGCGGCCCGGGTGACCCCGATGCCGGCGGCGCCGGGCGCCTCGCAGTAGACGTAGTGGTAGCCGCCGTGGGTGGCCAGGTCGAACGGCACCCACCCGTCGGTCACGTCCACGGCGGCGGTGGCCAGCACGGCGCCGGTGGTCGGGTTGATGGTGAGCACGTCGGTGCCCTGGTAGGTGGCCACGCCGGTCAGGCGGGCTGCGAGCACGACGGGTCGGCCCTGGTCGTCCAGAGCGGTGCCGCTGATCGGCCACCAGAAATGGCCCGGGAACGTGCCCTGGTTGGGTATCCACGCGTCGGTCACGGCCGGGCCGGTGAACGACCCGTTCCATATCTGACCGACGAACGCGCCCGAGAGGTCGCGGCGCACGACGCTGTTCCGCACGAAATGGCCCGACGTGAACGTGCCGGTGGCCACGTCGATCGTCCCGCAGCCGGTGTCAGCGAACATGTGCCACACCTCACCCACTGACGGCACGACGACGGCCTGGTGGCCGTCGGCGGTCTTCTGTCGGCCGATCACGCCGGCGGTGGCTTCCACCTGCTTGACCCACCGTCGTTTCTCCAGAGCGGCGGCCCGGTGGGTCCAGCTGGCCGCAGCGGCGGCCAGGGCGGCCACGATCGGGGCCGGTGCGGCCAGCGTCGGGTTCGCGTTGTCGAGCAGCGCGTCGGTGGCGCCGAGCTGGCTGGCGAGGGTGGCGGCGGCGCTGTCGGCCGCGGTGTGCCACACCTGCGCCCGGGGTCGGGGGCTGGCGCCGCCGAGCATGTCGCGCAGCGTGTACCGGCGGGCTGTCCCGAGAGCCACACCGGTGGGGGCCTGCAGGGACAGGGCGGCCACCTGCTGGTCACGGGTAGCGGTCCATTCGAGCGCGGCCGCGCAGCCAGGCCCGCAGCCGATCAGCCACAGCACGGCGGTGGAAGCGAACGCGGCGGCGGCGGTGGCCAGGCCGTCGATTTCGGCCACGGTGTCGGCATCGGACGCCAGCACGGCGCAGCCGGCGTCGACCAGGGCCCGGGGTTGGCCCGAGCCGGCGCCCAGCCAGTCGCCGGCGGGGCGGCCCACGATCAGCGCCACCCGGGCCGGGGCGGCGCCGTCGGGGGTGAACACGGCGCTGGCGCCGTCGTAGCGCAGCGTGTAGGCGCTCACGGGCCCACCGTGCGGGCCGTCAGCCAGGCATCCTGCACGACCAGCCCGAACCCCATAATGCGGGTGCTGACGGTGCCCGCCGGGCCGAACGCGTCGCGGGACAGGCGCAGCGTGTAGGTGACCGACGTGCCCACCGCGGGAGCGTGGTTGAACCGCTGCGTGGGCACCCGCATGGCAGGGCGGCACACCCCGCCGCGGTCCACGCCGGGGGCCACGTCGAAATCGTCGGTCAGGATTTGGGCGCCGGCGTCCACTATGTCCACGATCGTGGTCACCCCGGCCGCTGACCCCTTCACAGGAACGCGGGCCTCCACGACGTAGGCGCTGGCCGGCACCACGAACGTGGCCGTGGCCAGCACCACGACGGCGCCGGTCGTAGACCAGTCGACGCCGCCGCCGGGGCCGACCAGGGGCACATGCGCTAGCGACTGCCCGCCGCCGTGCAGGGTGCGGTCGGCCGCGTGCAGGGACAGGGCCGGGGATGCGAGCTCGCCGGGCGGGTCACCCGGAATCAGGTGTTCGTAGTAGCCGCGGGCCACGGTGCCGGCGCCACCGGCCTCGTTCGCGCCGGCCTGGCTGTAGACGATGGTGGTGGCGGTGGTCGACGTGACCGTGAACGTGCCGTCAAAGCTGGCCGTCGCCACGTTGACGGTGACCAGCATCCCCGCGGTGATGCCGTGGCCGGTCGGCACGGTGAGGGTGACCACGTTCGCAGCCCGGGCCGACGCCGACACCGCTATGTCGACCTGCGCGGGCACCTCCAGCACCGCGGCTGACACGCCCCGGTGGACGCGCAGCCAGCGGGTGCCGGCGGGCAGTGCTTCGGCGTTGCCGGCCACGTCGATCACGTACGTGCCGGCCACCAGCGGCGCGACCGATTCGCCCACCACCGACCCGTCGGGCAGGAACAGGCCGTGTAGCCGGGTGCCGCCCGAGCCGAGCGGCACGAACCGCACCGAGCCCGTGGCCGGGCTGCCGTCGGGGGCGGCCAGGGTTCCCTTGACGGTGGTCACCGGAGCCCGCCCCGCTTCAGCTCATCCCGGATCAGGGCCACCAGGTCGCGGTCGCTGCGGATGCTTCCCTGCACGTACACGATCACGTTGCCGCCCATCTGTGTGCCGGGGCGGCCGACGGGCTCGCCGTCGAGCAGCAGCGCCAGCCCTTCGCGCTGGCCGGGCGGGGCCCTGAACACGCCGCCCGAGTGCAGCAGCGGGATGTTCGGCGTGTTGATCTCGGGCGTGTGGAACGACGGGAAGCTAGGCCCGGGGCCCGGGGGGTCCCACCCGCCGATCGTGATGCTCGGAATCTTGAAGTTGTTCCACGCCGTGATCACGCTGTTGAGCGCGGTCTTGAAGCTGCGGCCGATCCACCCCCAGAGGTCGCCGGCTGCCGCCTGCAGGCGGCCGGGCATTCCCGTGAAAAACGACACGACGTCTCCGATCCGCGCAGCGATCCAATCCTTAACGGCCGTGAACCCGGCTTTGATCGTCTCCCAATGGCTGACGATGGCCAGCACGGCCAGGCCGATCGGGCCCGTGATGATGGCCAGCACCAGCGGCCAGTTGGCCTGCAGCCAGGCAATGAAGCCCTGCACCGTGTTGAGAATGAAGTTCCACACGGCCTCGGCGGCGTTCGCGATGTCATCGAAGCCGACCCCGAGCGCCACCAGTATCGCGATCACCGCGGCCACCGCGGCGATGACCAGCGCCACCGGGCCCAGCGATATCAGCCAGGCCGCGGCCATCTTCGCCGCGTTCAGCATGGCCTGAACGCCCATCGCCACCCACGCAGCGACGGTGCGGGCCGCCGCGGCCACGTGCTGGCCGGCGGCCACGACAGCGGCCCTGGCGTTCTCGGCCACCAGAGTGCTCAGCTGTTTGATGGCGGGCACAGCGAAGTTGGCCACGCCGTCGGCCATGTCAGCGATGGCCTGCGCGAACTCCTGCGGGCTCGGGTCGTCCATGAGGGTGGTCACGCCGTCGATGCCCGACGCCAGGCCCGTGAACTTGCCCTCGGCGTTGTCGGCCGACTCGCCCACCCGGTCAATGTGGCTCGCTGACTCGCCCACGGTGTCGGCCATGTCCCGGCTGCTGCGGCCCACCGTGTCGATGCTGCGCGTCAGGTCGGATTCGTCGCCGGCAAAGGTCAGCGTGACCTTGTTCCCGCTAGCCACGGTCCACCTCCAGGCCGGCGCTCTCGGCCACCTTGGCCAGCTCGTCGGCCAGGCGGTCGGTGAACTGCTCGCGCTTGCGGAAGAACGCGTTGTAGATGTAGCGGCCGGTGCGGCCAATGAACGGCCGGGTGATGTTGTGGCCGTGGGGGCGGATCGTGCCGCCGAAGTCCAGCCACGGGTAATACGGGGCCCGGCGGCCGCCGCCCTCAACCCGGGCCCGCCCCCGGGTCGAGCGGGCCACCACCGAGCTGCGTGCGTGGCCGGTGCGGCCCTGCGGCACCCGCGGGCGGGCGTCGGCCACGATCACGTCGGCGGCGCTGTTCATGGCGATGCGCAGTGCTTTGGGCAGCCCGGAGTCGAGCTCGCGCAGTCCCCGCTGAAACTCGCGCAGGCCCGTGATGCGTACGGCGTCGGTCACCCGGCACCCCCGTTGCGGCGCAGCTCGGCGCGCTGCGCCTCCCGGGCGTAGTAGACGCCCCAGCGCACGAACTCGTCGTTCGGCATTTCGGCGGTCATGCGGGCCACGGTCATGTGCAACCGTTCAGCCAGCCGGAACGTGAAACTCGGCCTCGGGGTCCGTCTCGAACTCCCGATACGCCTCCTTAGCCGCTCCGTCATCGATCCCCGACAGCTGGTTGATGCGCTTCGTAACCACGTCCATTTCGCCGGCGGGGCTGGCCTGCTGCCAGCGGGCCACCTCCCGTTCGGTCATGGTCGGGCGCAGCATCGCGAGAGCGACCATCTTCCGTTCTATGACCGCGGTGCGCTCGGGCCCATCTTTGACCTGCTGCAGCCGCAGCACTTCGGAGCGGGTCAGGGCCCGCACCCGAACCAGGCCCTTGCCCGGCACGATCACGTCGGCTTCGGCTAGCGCCTCTTGGAACAGCGCATCGGTGGTGGCGTAGTCGACGGTGGGGGTTGCGTCGTCGGCCATGGCTACTGCGCGACCGTGACCACGCCGTCGGACAGCTGCAGCTTGACCGTGAACTTCACGTAGTCGGCCACCGGTGACGACTCGGTGTATTCCTCCACCAGCACGTCGACGTTGTCCTGCGGCTTGCCCGCGCCCTGGCCCTCGGGCCGGTACACGCAGTCCTGCACGGTGCCCAGCTTCGTGTTGATGGCGGCCCGGGGGCCGGTCACCAGCGCGCTGTCATACCAGCCCGTGAGGGTGGCCGTGCCGTCGAGCAGGCCGCCCCGGTAGCGGTGGGCGCCCGACGCCGCCGCGCTGGCGAAGGTGGTCAGGTCGTGCTTGTCAGCCTTGCGCGACCACTCGAAATCGGTCCCGAATTCCTCCAGGTCGACGCCGCCGAGACTGACGGCCGTTGCCTTGCCGTGGACTTCCATAGCTGCGGGCCTCCAGCGGGCTCAGGGGTTGGACGGGTCGCGCTTGAGCAGCCGCGACAGCACGGCGGTCACCTGGCTGTAGGTGACCGTCACCACCCCGGTGCTGTCGGCCGCCACCTGCGGGATGTTGACCAGCAGCTTCGTGTTGCTGATCGACGTGAACACGAGGTCATCCTTCGGGCCGCCACTGAACGGCTCCGAGCCGGGCACGACCACGGTGACGGTGGTAGCGGTGCCGCCCACCTCCACGTAGAGCTGCAGGCCCGGCTGATAGGCGAACGTGTCGCTGACGGTGGGCGCCGTCGGTGCGATCACCACGCTGGCGTCGAATGGTGCTGGCGTCATTACGGTCATTGGGGTGCTCCCGGTCCTGCGATATCTGCACTGAACGTGGCGCCGAGCATTTCGACGCCGCCGATGGTCACTAGCCCGAACTCGGCGCCGGTGACCCGTGGGGGCCCACACGCCGTGTAGGTGTGCCCCTCGATCACCGCTTTGACGGAGCGGGGCCCGGCGCCGTCGGCGTAGGCGGCCAGGCGGTCGCGGGCGGTGCGGGTGTTGGCTTTGCCCACGGTGATGACGATGGGCAGCGTCATGCGGTCTTTCCCGCGGCGCATCGTGGCGTCGTATTCGTAGCTCTCGGGGTAGGACACGACGCCGGCGGGCGGGTCCACGGTGTCGGCCGGCCAGGCGTGCACCCGCAGGCCGTCGATGCCGCGCAGCGCTTCGGCTACTTCGTCCATGACGGCGGCCAGGTCCACCTAGCCCACCTTCCGGGTGCGCACCAGGCCCCGCAGGGCCACGGCCACGTCGGGGTCGAGCTTGGCCAGCAGCCGCATTTCGCCGCCGAGCTCGGGGCTGCCAGCGATGCCGAACGGGGCGTCACGGCGCTTCACGAACCGCGACGTCTGCAGCAGCGTGGCCGTGGTGACCCGGGCCGGGATGGCCGACCAGCCCCATGGGGCCATTACCGACACCTCGTCGTCGGTGCTGGTCGGTGCGGCCTCGCTGGCGTCGGTGAACACCAGCAGCGTCCACGGCTCGCCGTCGGCCGCGGCGTTGCGGGGCTCCAGCGTGTAGGTGGTCACCGTGGTGCCGTTGACTTTGACGACGACGCCGGTGGTGTCCATGAGGTCGTCTATGTCCACGCACCACACGCCGCGTTCGTCGTCGGGCCACGGCGTGTAGAACCGCTCGACCGGGCCGTCCACCTTGCCGAATTGCCGGTTCGTGTGGTCGTCCACGGCCCTGCTGGCCGTGCTGATTGCCAGCGGGTGCAGGTCGACGTCCTCCGTGTCGTCACCGGCGCGCAGGTAGTCGGCCACCTGGTCTTCGGTCACGTAGTCGGGCGCCCACGGCATGGCTCAGCCCTCGTCGGGCTCGATCGGCTCGGCGTGCGCGGCGATGTAGGCCGCCACGACGTCATCGGGCAGGGGCCCGCGGGCGGGCACCGGCGTGCCCGTCTCGCGGGCCCATGCCCGCACTGCCTTGTTCGTGGGCTTGACGGCCGCCGACGCCGGCCTGACTTCGGCGGCCGTCTCACCCTCTCCCGCGCCGCCCGGCTCGGAGCCCCCGCCGGGCGCCTCGTCCGCCCCGGTGGCAGCCGGGCCGGGCGTGTCTGCAGGGATGTCGGGCACGAACGGGCGCCACAGCTCGGGGTGCTCGCGCACCACCGACGCGTCGGCGTGGGCGGTCGTGCCACCCGCAAAGATGCGGTGCGGGCGCCCGTTGACCACGACCCGGGCGCCCACACGGGCCACGACGACATCCATGGTCAGGGGGCCACGCTGTCGTAGGTCACCTGACGGACGCCGCCGATGTCGGTGTTGGCGAACGCCTTGTAGCCCCAGATAGCCAGGTCCACATGCGCCACCGGCTTGTATTCGACGCCGGCGGCGGCGCCACCGGAGCCGGGGAACTCCAGCCGCTGCGGGGTGGAAGCCCAGCCCCACACGCACGACGGGTCGAACAGCCAGCTGTTGTTCAGCGACCCGGGGGTGGATGCGAGCGACCACGCCGGGGATGCGATCACCCCGGAGAGGTCGAGCTGACGGAACCGGCTCGTGGCCTGGCCGTTGCTGTTGGCCGGGCTGATGATGGGGTAGAGCGGGCGCCCGGTCGTGTCGGTGACCGAGACGAACGCCTTGTAGAGCACCTGCTCGACCGCGAACATGGAGAAGTCATAGCCACGCACGAACTGCAGCCCGGCCAGCGCTTGGTTCCACGCGTCGTCCAGGGCCGCGTCGGTGGGGGCCACGCCCAGCACGATGTCGACGGCGGCGGTCAGGGTGTTGAGGAACGTCGCCGAAGCGCTCTCCAGCCCTTCACGCCAGCCCCGAAGCATTTGGTTGAAAATGAG